CTTGATAATGTTTGGGTATAACTCAGGGTCAAGAATGCGTAGTCCACGCCCAATCATCTGAACCATTGTTCCCTTCTGGGAGCATGGCCTTGTTAGGATGATGCAAGACACAGGTGGAGCATCAAAACCTTCAGTTAGGACTGCCACGTTTACAATAACTTGCAGATCACCAAACTCAAGATCGTGAAGCATATCTGCACGCTCTATTTTGTCTGTCTCACCCGTCAGATAGTTAGCTCTAACGCCGCCCATAATAAAAGCTGCGCAAACGTGTTCGGCGTGCGCTACAGTAGAGCAAAACACAACGGTCTTGCGATCCCCTGCCTTTTCCTTCCACTCAGTAACAATGCGATCATTAATGACCTGACGATCCATGATGGCCGCGACTTCTTCCATATCGTATTCTTTGCCGCGCTTTGTGACTTTATCGAGTTGTTCCCCCACGCCCAGATCAATGACGTAGCTTTTAGGACGTACTAAGAAGCCTTCGCGGATCAGAGTAGCCAAATCAATTTGATGTGCGCAGTTGTTGAAAATACCGCTTAGACCTTTACCATCACCTCTGTTTGGCGTTGCGGTAAATCCTACGATCTCAGCCTTGTCGTTGTCTTTCAGAACAGCGTTGATTACCTTTGTGTATGTAGGTGCCGCCGCATGGTGTCCTTCATCAATCACAACCATATCGAACTTAGGGCGATCTCGCAGGTTCTTGTCACGCGACATTGTTTGAATCATTGAGAATACAGCTTCTCCATCCCAATGTTTAACTGTTCCGTTAACAATGCTGGTTGTGATGTACGGGTTTACTTTCTGAAACTTATCTTTGTTTTGAGCAACCAGTTCATCACGATGCTGTATGATTAGAACACGCTTGCCTTCTTCGTGGCGTTTGCCAACTAAAGCAGAAAGCATGATTGTTTTGCCAGCGCCCGTAGGAGCTACGACTAATGTGTTGCTGTGTTTGTCTAACGCATTACAGGCGTCAGATACAGCTACCTCTTGGTAGGGACGTAATAACATAATAAAACCTATTTGCTAGAATAGTAAGTTGGGGGGTTCGCGGCCCAAGGCCCCCCTATCCTTGGTCTAGCAGGCGCAGAATGGCCCTGCCGCTAGATTATTGTTGCGCCCAAGAAGGTACTGCACCAGAGGCGGGTGGAGCCGCTTGTTGCTGTTGTCCTTGCTGCATCCCAGCCGCAGGAGTAGTCTGCGCTGGAATATTGCCTTGGGGCAAGAATTCTTTATTTTCAGGCGTTAGTGCGGCCATAAGCTGATTACTATCAGAATAACCGTTTGTGCCTTTCTTGATACCAATTTTCGCACAAATCTCCAATCCATTCAAGTCCATCATACCAGAGATATTACGATTTTGTTGGGCTTGTGGAGTTACGTCAGTAGCGCTGATATTTCGTGCGCTCTCAACGATTGACTTCAAGGTGCGAAGACCAATCTCTTTTGCAAGAGGCATACCGCTTGGCCCTTGCTTGTCTCCATCGACAAACACACTGTGCCAGAATTTGCGGCGATCATAGCTACCACCAATGATTGTGAACTCAAGGTTCATCCACTTAGCAGATGTACTCATGGATTTCTTAAACCATTGGCCTTGACCAAACTCAGGAACTTCGATGTCCCCCTGTTGAACTAGAACAACCGCACGAACCACAGAACCTTTAGGTATTAGTGTGAACTCTTGGTTTGGTGCGCTATCGTCTTTCGGTACATTATTTAAATTAAGCATTATACTTCTCCTTCGCCAGAAGTTTGAGTTGTCGGATTAACAAAGACTAATTCTTTGTCAGTTTTATTTGAGCCACTGCTCATCTTATCAATTAACTTTCCTAAGTGTGGCTCTTCTAGTGTGTCTAGTCTGCCAGAACGGTCTTTAGCTGGATAGCCCCATTCGTTCAGAGGTTGACATACAAAGGCACGATACTGTCCGTGATCCCCTGTTAATACTGACATTGTGATTACCTCGTCAACAATTCCGGGCAATTCACGGCCAGTTTTACTACCCTCAATTTGAAGGGAGTATTGCTTGCGTCCGTACTCGTCAGTAATCTCGTCAAGAATTCCAACAAAGATTACGTTCTTAGAACGGATGTGCTGAATGTGGGTTAGCCATGACATCATCTCACGACCATGCAAACCATACGCCGCACGAGTGTCTAGCTTACCAGAGCGATCAGAACGAACCTCTGGCTGCTGTAAGCACCACTGGAAGCACAAACGGCCTGCCACGGTGATTGAGTCCACAAACAACGTATCGTACTTCTGCCATACGTCTGAGCTATCCCCATACATCTGCGCCACATAATTGTAATGTGATTCGCTGTATGGCTGATCTTCTGCCAACGATGGGTTTGCTCCACCTAAGAAGCAAGCAAGGTCACGACACTCTGCCCATGTACGAGGACGAACGACATCAATAGGATGTCCCTCAATAGCTGTATCCCCTGCTTCCAAGTCCATGAACAAAGTTGTTGATGGATTAAGAGTGCGAGCAAGTGTGGTTTTACCCACACCGCTTGCGCCACAGACTACAATCTTGTGGCCTTTCTTTTCAGCGATACGCTCATCTGCTGTTATAATTTGTAGTGCCATTTTATGAATCCAATTCTACTTTGAAGCTACCAACTTCTGTGGTGCGGCAATCTTCTAATATCCGCTTTATTGCAGGAGGTGCGGCTGTGAACTTACGTTCCTCAACAGCAAAGGTAAGCTTGCCGTAATGCCTTGCGTCCTCCTCAGACAGTTTAGACAAAGCCTCACGAAGAAGCTCTTGGTCCCATGTTACTTTCTTGGAGACAACTGCTTTGATTATGTCGTTGCCATGAGAGATATTTACGGTACCAAAGTCTTCACCATTATAGCCAAGTAACTCTTTGGCTTTTGGTAGATATGTAGATGAGAGCTTCTCTTCTACTTCTTTTAACTGATCCTTGAGATCAGCCATAGATGCTTTTAGAACTTTTCTAACTTCAAATAAATCACGACTTTCCATGTCGTTTCCTTTCTGCTTGCTACTAGAGTCCCACTTAAAAGCATACAGTGTGGGGTAGTGTCAAGCAGTTTTTTTCGACAACAGAATATCAATTCCCAGACAAGCCTTCATCAACTTCTTCTTCAGCTTAAACTCAGGCGTCTCAACACCCTTGGCATCGTCAACAATATAATGCCACACGCCATCCTTGTCTTCCCTGTTATAACAGAAGTCAGCAACGTAAGCACATATCTTTTGATCGTTAACCATCAGGTTGAACCGGACTTGTAGCTCAAGGTCTGTGACTACCCCAGCGCGTTCGAGAGACTTGAGATATAAGTAACGCTGGCTCTCCCATTTAGAATCAAACTTAATTCCGTTAACGGTTGTTTTTTTATTTCCGTATTTGGGTCTTGACCCACGCCGCTTGGGATTATATACATTAGGGAAAGTCATTTATGGGAAGGAATCTCCATGCCAAACCCCGGAAAATATAAGTCCGTAGGTGTTTCTATAGAAGCCTATGATAAGCTGATTGTTATAGCTGAACACGAAGATCGTGCTATTGGCCGTCAGCTTGCTCGTATGATAGATGAAACATATGAGGACATTAAAGTTCGTGTCAAGCCCAAGCAAACATACATAACTCCCACCTCAGTTGGCATTGGTGGCCTGACATCTGTCTTAGAAGACTAGAGAAGTCCTGCGCTACCTAGACCACCTAACAGTGTAGAGGCAACATAAGGGTTGCTTTTCGCACGCTCTCTTAGGCTCATCTCTTGTCGCATCTTTTGCTGCGCATTGTTTTGTTTAAGTCTGTTCCCAATATTTACCTCTGGCAACATTGGTTGACTAACTTCAGGAATATCCATCAAAGGTGAGCGAGTACCGCGAGACTCTTGATCGTCAAGAAAAGCACGAATACCACCCTGCTTTGCAGCGGATTTTGCACGATTTATAGCTCCAAGACCAGAGCCTATACGCTGTCCAATTTGTGCTGCACTATCGGTCATTGGAACTTGTGATCCAGTTGATCTTGCGGCTACTTCATTAAGTTGCATAGCAATGGCATTAGAAACTTGCTCAGGTGTCTTTGCCCCAGTGCGAAGCTCTAACGATCTTCTCATTGTATCTGGGCTGTTTATAAGACGATCTAAAAGTTTAAACCTTCCAACTTTCATTGTATTTTTCATTGGAGCAGTAATTAAACCTGTGCGAATTGCTTCAGCGGCTAACGCTCCTGCGCCTCTACCACCTGTGTCTTTAAGAAATACCAAGTCATCAGCCAATTGCTCAAGACCTTCCATTTTCTCTTTGCCTAAAACAGTTTTTAAAACTCCGGGCTTGTAAGAGTCGATAGCATTTCTCAAAGAAGATGCAGCGGCTTCACTAATGAATATCTTGTCATCAACAGAGCCTAACACATTTCTTAGGACTGCATCTTGTATGGTTTTTTTAGCAATTGGGTCACTTTCAAAAAACTGAAGAATAGATTTTATTTGAGAGTTTCCTATATTTGGGTTTAGTATAGCTATGGCTGCGTCTTCTGCGTCCAAAGCACCCCTAGACAAATCGGTTAAAACCTTAGACGCCTGAGACTTTTGCAAATCAACTTGAGCATCCAACACACTTTTTAAAGTTATAACAACATCATCACCCGGATTTTGTTGAATAATCTTCTGCATAATTGATTCATCAATTTTTTTAATACCATTAAAAGATACAGATTTAGCTAAAGACTGGACTTGGCCCCAATCCTCCCCAAACAACTCTTTGCCTACGCCTGATTTATTTATTTTTTTAATTGATTCATAAAACTTAACTCCGTTAAAAGAAGTAGGGTCTAAAGAGTCTTTGTTTGCGTCAGCCAAAGCATCATCTAAATATTTTCTAGCTAATGATCTGCGAACCCCTTCTGAGCCATCTTCTACTCCAGAAAGTTTTGAATTTCTTTTTACAGCTTCTAAAACAGCTTTAATGCGATCTGGTTTAGCAATTATTGCGTCAAAATTTTGCCCCGCCACAAGCTTTACATTTTTACCAGCCTCACCAACATTTCTTAGAATGTTTAGTTTTTCTAATTTTTCTTGAACTTTTATCTCTTTAGCATAGTTTGCCTGAGCAATTTTGTGGTTTTTTAGAGCTTTCGTAATTATTTTACCTTCAGTCTCTGTTAATCCTTTTACAGTTAAAGGTAGACCTCCCTGCATCATTTGATCAACAGAATCCCTCATTTCTGCTAAAAGTTTTCTTTCCGTTGTGTTACCTATACCCATACTTCTATCGTATAAAGCATCGTTGATGTTTTTACGGAATGAACGAAGACCCCTATAGGATGTAAATCCTTTTTTAGAGCCATCCGCAGTATTAGCGTTTAATTTCTTTAAAACATTTCCAAAATTGCTAAAAGCTTCAGGTGCAAGTTCAGCCACTCCATCGTAATCAATGCTGATTACATCGTCATATTGCGTCTTTAAGTGAGATATATCAAAAATTGGCAATTCGCCGCCTTCTTGGGTGATAGT